GCAGGGGTATCTAGCGTTACTGTTGTGGCTCCGTTTACAAACAACTACCATACACAGCGAGTAATGCCCAGGCTTGTTTCTGAGAAAACGGACATCCAATTACAAGCAAAAGTTAGTACCGGTACTGCGGCTTTGACAGTTTCGCAAGAAGGTTATCTGATTAAAAACGCAGCAGACGCAGGAAATACATAATGGCTAAAACCCCCGCATGGCAGAGGGCTGAAGGAAAAAATAAAAATGGCGGCTTAAATGCTAAGGGGCGAGCTTCTGCTAAAAAAGAAGGACATAACTTGAAACCCCCACAGCCTGAAGGCGGTTCAAGAAAAGATTCGTTCTGTGCCAGAATGGAAGGCATGAAAAAGAAGTTAACTGGCGAAAAGAAAAAGAACGATCCTGATTCAAGGATTAATAAAAGCCTTAGAGCTTGGAACTGCGCTGAAGGCGGATACGTAAAAGCAGCAGACGGCGTCGCAGAACGTGGTAATACTAAAGGCAGGTACATGTAATGGCAAATAAAGATCCGAAATCTAAGCGTATTGATACTCCTGAAAATACTCAGACATTATTACCTGCTTCTGGTTCTAAACTAAGTGGTGGCTTGCCTCCTGTTGAAGACCCATCACTTCTTAGGAAAGACAAATCAATATCTGTTGGTATGTCCCCTGAAGGGGTTATAAGCGGGACTTTGCCAGGCATTGGAAAGAAAAAAGGTGGCAAAATAAAATCAGCTTCATCTCGCGCAGATGGAATTGCTTCTAAAGGACATACAAGGGGTAAATATTTATGAATGGACATGATGTAAAAGAAATGGCTGATGGAGCTGCTGTTACAACTACGTTCCTTGGAATGATGGGTTGGATGGAGCCTACCGTGTTTTTTATAACAAGTGTTTTATCATTGGTGTATTTAATAATTCGTATTTGGGAAACCGATACAGTTCAAAAGTTGGTAAAGAAAGATGCCAAGTAAGTCCAAAGCTCAACATAACTTAATGGCGGCGGTGGCGCACAACCCAGCGTTTGCTAAAAAGGTAGGTATCCCACAATCTGTTGGGAAAGATTTCAGCGATGCTGATAAAAGTAAGAAGTTCTCAAAAGGTGGTGATATGCCCAAGTCAAAAATTAACCCAAAAATGGTAGCTGCAATGATCGCAGCTAAACGTCGTCCTGCAGCTGCTCCAGAAATGGGTGCTCCTGCTCCTGCAATGGCTGAAGCTCCTATGCCACCTCAAGCTGGTATGGGCGGTATGGCCCCAACTCCTGGTATGAAAAAAGGTGGATCTATGAAAAAAATGGCTAAAGGTGGTGAAACTATGGGTCCTAAAACTATGTCAGAAGACGTAGAAAAAGGATCAAACAAACATGGTAAATTCGGTGAGTCCAAACTTCAAAAACGTGGACATACTCGTGACCTCGAAGAAAAAATGGCAGGTAGCGATACCGGAATGAAACATGGCGGCAAAACTGTTAAGAAGATGGCTTCTGGCGGAACAGCTTCAGCTCGTGCAGATGGTATTGCTCAAAAAGGCAAAACCCGTGGTAAATTTTGTTAAGGAGTAATTATGGAACGCGAAGTACCAATGATGAAGGAAGCAACTCCAGCTCATACACATAACGTGCATATGATGGAAAAAATGGAAGACGGTGGTCATGTTCACCATCACAAAGTATACGGTGAACACGCTGCTGGTCACATGAAACATCACGAGCACGTCAAAGCTATGTGCGGTGGTGGAATGGCTAAAAAGAAATGATGGCCAGCCGTGGGATGGGCGCAGTAAACCCGTCCAAAATGCCTGATAAAAAGAAGATTGTTCGAAAGGACAATCCAAATGATGTTGAGGTATACAAAAGCGGCGGACCTATCGGACTTTATGCCAATATCCATGCAAAGCAAGACCGGATTAAGCATGGTTCAAAAGAAAAAATGAGAAAGCCAGGGGCAAAAGGCGCCCCTACTAAACAAGATTTTATTAAATCAGCCAAAACAAGGAAGAAAAAATGAGTTTACTCAAACACATCGAAGCAAACGTTGAGCATTTGTATGCTTTGATTAAGCATGTAGCCGCTTCTCAAGAGGCTGCTCACGGCGCAATAACTCAAGAAACTCAAGCCTTATTGGCTAAGTTGGAAGAGCACCTTGATATTGCACAACCTGCTGCTCCAGTAATTGAAGGCCCAGTAGTGGCTCCAGTTGCGACAGTAGAAGCCCCAGTAATTGTGGCTGCTCCAGTTGTAGCCCCAGTAGTTGAAGCTCCACAGACTGTTGCTCAAGAACAATCAGCATCTAATAAAGCCAATTAATAATGGCACAAACATCTGGAACCACAGCGTTTAATTTAGATCTCACCGAGTTAGTCGAGGAGTCGTATGAGCGTTGCGGTCTTCAGATGCGGTCTGGATACGACTTACGCACGGCGCGTAGGTCAATAAATCTTATGACCATTGAGTGGTCAAACCGCGGTATTAATCTTTGGACTGTTGAAGAATGCGTAATCCCCCTAGTTACGGGGCAAGCNTTTTACAATGTTCCAGTTGATACTATTGATATTCTTGATCTTGTAACCCGTACAAGTAATACTAGCCCCTCTAATCAATCTGANATTAATTTAAGCCGTATTAGTGAAAGTACCTATTCNACTATACCTAATAAATTAACGACTGGGCGCCCAATCCAAGTTTGGTATAACCGCCAAACTGGCAATTCAGACACAACAACTATAACTCTTGCAAGTACTTGCCTTGCAACAGACACGACTTTAACATTAAGCACTACCCAGAACTTACGGTCTTCTGGGTATATTCAGCTAGATAATGAAATTATTGGGTACGCTAATATTAGCGGTAACCAAATTGTTAACTGTTACCGTGGTCAAAACGGAACAACCGCTGCAGCGCATACTGCAGGTGCAGTTGTAACAATACAATATCTTCCTAACCTGACCGTTTGGCCCACGCCAGATTCAGGTGGTGGCCCATACACACTTGTATATTGGCGCATGAGGCGCATTCAAGATGCAGGCGGTGGAGTAAATATCCAGGATATACCGTTTAGGTTTATTAACTGTTTTGTGGCTGGGCTTGCTTATTTTATAAGCGTTAAAAAGCCTGAAGTTGACCCAAATCGGGTAATGATGCTTAAACAAGATTACGAGGATCAGTTTAATTTAGCGGCTACTGAAGACAGAGAAACTGCCCCGATTCGTTGGGTTCCTAGGAACATCTTCTATTCGAGGTAGCCATGCCAAGTAAGTATTCTTCTGGCAAGTTTGCGATTGCTGAATGTGACAGATGCGGTCAACGATACAAACTTGTAGAGCTTAAAAAAGAGACAATAAAAACCAAACCTTATTCGATTAAAGTTTGCAGAGAATGTTGGGACCCAGATCATCCACAACTACAATTGGGTATGTATCCAGTTAACGATCCGCAAGCGGTTCGTGAGCCAAGACCTGATATAAGTTATTATGGTTCTGGTAACAGTGGTTTGCAAACCCAAAATGGCGTGCTAAACACATTGAATGAAGTTGGGTATCCAGAGACTGGAAGTCGAGTTATTCAATGGGGCTGGCGTCCAGTAGGTGGGGCTAGTGGGTTTGATAGAAAGTTAACGCCAAACTATTTGGTTGCAAATGGCACGGTAAATTCTGTAACGATAACGTAGGAGTAGAAAATGGCTAAAAAACATGAAGACGAAGCAGAAGACAAAAAGCTTATTAAGTCAATGCTTCAAAAAGAAGAAAAGAAACTTGGCGTAAAGAAAATGGCTAAGGGCGGTGTAACAGGCAAAGCTATGAAAGCTATGGGCCGTAATCTAGCACGTGCACGCAACCAAAAACCTGGGAGCAAATAATGGCTAAAAATAATAAACCTGCATCTGATTATGCTGCACCGCACAAAATGGATGGCGAAAAGATTAGCCCTAAGACGGATTCTTTTGTTACTCAAGATCCTAATAGACTATTGGCTGGCCAACAAAACACAAGAACAGCCGCTATGCGTGTAAGCATGGGCGATCCTGCTGCTGATGATGTAAAAACTGATGGTCAAAAGATGCGTGGCGCAGGTGCTGCTGAGCGTGGATTTATGTCCAGAGGACCAATGGCGTAATACACCAGGGGACTGAAAATCAATTACGAATCTCTCTACAACACGATCCAAGCGTATGCTGAGAATACGGAGTCTTTGTTTCTTTCAAATATTCCTATCTTTGTTCAGCAATGTGAGGAGCGTGTGTATAACACGATTAATTTTGCCTCACTCCGTAAGAACGTAACAGGTACTTTAACCGGCGGGAATCAGTATTTATCTTTGCCATTAGATTGGCTATCTACTTATTCAATAGCTATTTATACGTCTGACTATACGACTGTACCTTTTACTTACCTGCTTAATAAAGACGTTAACTTTATTAGAGAAGCTTATCCCAGCCCAAATGCTACTGGCACGCCAAAATACTATGCGATATTTGGCCCTCAGTACGGCAATGCTAATGAGTTATCTTGTATTCTTGGTCCTACCCCAGATTCTACAAATACTTATAACGTAGAACTGCACTATTTCTTTTATCCGCCCTCAATCGTTCAAGGCATTATTACTGGCCTTGGATCGGTAACTGCTGGATCTACATATACTCCTGGTCTTTATCAGAATGTACCGTTGTCTGGCGGATCTGGAAACGGCGCTTATGGAGATATTTTGATTGGTTCTGGCGGAACGGTTTCTTCAGTTACTCTGCAAAATGGCGGTAACTTCTACCAGGTAGGAGATACATTGAGCGTATTGTCTACCTATGTTGGCGGCTCTGGTTCTGGCTTTTCCGTTCCAGTTGCAACGATTAACAACTCAACTGGCACAAGCTGGTTGGGGGATAACTTTGATCCCGTGCTTTTATATGGAGCTATGCGCGAAGCAATGATCTTCATGAAGGGTGAGCAGGATATGGTTAAGTACTACGAAGATAAGTACTCTGAAGCACTTCAACTTGCTAAACGCCTTGGTGATGGACTTGAGAGAGGCGATGCGTACAGGGATGGTCAAACAAAGCTCAATACAAATATTAAAGGTAATGCTGCTATATGATCGTCCAAACCCAAACTACCCAGTTTAAATCAGACTGCTTAAACGGTCTGGTTAACTTTACAACAAGCTCTCCTTATACATATAAGGTTGCTTTGTATACTGGGTTAGCTACTCTTGGCAATACAACTTCGACCTATTCTGGAACTTCCAATGAGGTTGTGGCTACTGGTTATACAGCCGGTGGAAATACAATCACAATTCCTCAAAACCCAAGCGTAGATTTGGCGAATAACGTAGCATTTCCTTACTTTAATAATGTGACCTGGACGGGCGCAACTATTACAGCTAGGGGCGCTTTAATCTACAATGCGACTACAGGAAACTCGGTAGCAGTTTTAAATTTTGGCAGTGATATTACTATGAGTAACTTCACAATAACTTGGCCCGCAGCAACTTCATCTACTGCTGTTATAACAATTTCTTAGGAGTCACAATGGCTAACGAAGCACAAGGATGTGGAGACTACGCAGTAGCTACGCTCCATACAAATACAAAAGCAGAAAACCCAATTGGCTTAGAAGGCTTTTGGACTATGACTTGCCGTGACGCAAACGGTAATGTGAAGTGGGAAGAAGGGTTTGAGAACCAGGTTGTACAGGTTGGTAAGATTCTAATGATGAACACCACTTTGTATACTGCTTCTGGCTATACGCTTGTTGGGCCTTATCTTGGTCTTATTGCTACAAGTACAGGGTATTCACCTACAGACACCATGTCTTCTCATTCAGATTGGACAGAGTTTACGAACTATACCGTTGGTGGTTCTGCCGTTCGCGGCACAGCAGTGTTTGCTACAGCCACAGGTAACAACGTGACTACGTCAGGTTCCAATATCGTAACAAGTTCAGCTACTGCAATTACTTACACAATCACAGGTGCGGGCGGTACGATTACAGGATGTTTCTTGGTTACAGGTACAGGCGCAAGCTCAACACAAAGCTCAACAACTGGAACTCTTTGGAGTGCAGGTGGATTTGCAGT